TGGAAAGGTCAAAGCCGGTGATCAGATAGTCGCCTTTGCCGTTGCCGTTGTTGATATCGGGCAACGCAATCGGGCCGTCGATATCAAAGATCACGCGTTGACCGGCTGGCAGCGAGAGGTCGATCAATTGGAATTGCTGCAAGGTTTCGCCGTTCATGGCGGTGTTGATATCAATCGCGACGCCGAACTTGAGCGAGACGTCGCCAGCACCTTGCAGAAACGCGTCGAGCAACGCCCCGGTATAGGGCAGCGCGTTCGCTTGCAGATCGCCGACGAGCACGCCGCCGCCGAGAATGTCGGTCGAGAACGTGTTGAACGACGTATCATTGCCGTGGTTTGAAAAATTGTTGTAACCAAAGTTTGCGGGCTGCCCCGGTGCCGTCGTGCCGCAAATGATACACGGGTTGCTCAACGATTGCGGAACGGGGTTCGGCAGCGCGCCGATAGTGAGATTGTTCACGCTGTCGGCGCGCGCGGGCAGCGCGACGAACAAGGCGGCGAGCGCCAGCGGCAATAGCAAAAATCTTTTCATGGGTTCCTCTATGGGGTTTCGATGGCGATGGCGAACTTGCATTGCTCGTCTTGCGCGACCGGGTGCGTGCGCGTGCCCGAGCGGAATTTTATGAACGCGATTGAGCGCGTCCAAATTTCACTGACGATGATCGCGGTGTCGGGCTCGGGCGCGATGGTGATTTCCTCGCCGTCGCTGTTGTAGAGGTCGTTGTAGAAATTGCCGTCGGTCGACACTTGGAACGTCAGATTTGCGTCGGTGAACTCTTGCGGCACGGTAATGCGAACGATCTTTCCGGCCGAGCAATCGACGCCATCGGACAACGATTCATCCTTGGCGATGGTCGGGCCGTCAACGATAGCGAGCGGCATGGTGCGGACTCCCTGTTAACCGATGAGCGTTTCGAGATCGACGACGCGCTGTTGCCGATGGCGCGCGCGCAATCCCATGAGCATCGCCAGCGCGACCGCGCCGTCGATGCGGAACCGCGATTTGTCCTTGTCGAGCTTACGGCCGCCCGCTGGATCCATGACGGCGATTGCGTTCGCCATGTTCCAATTGAGGCACGGGTTATTCGGGTGCATGAGCTTGCGCTCGACGACCGCGCTCTCAAGCGCATCAATGGCCGGGGCCATGTCCTTGAACCCTTGGCCCCAAGGCACGAGCCGCAAGCCCTCGCGCGGCATGGTCGTGGTCGGCTTGCTCGGGTCGTCGTCGCTGCCCGCGTCCTTGTAGGCGCGGAAACCGATGCGGTCGAACTCGCGCAAGATATCTTCCATGCGCCAGCGGTCGTAGGCCAGCGCGCGCACACGGTAGCGCCCGCACAACTCGGCGATGCGTCTTGCTATTGCTTCCTTGTCGATTGAGCGCCCGCGCGGCGCTTCGATATAACCCGCTTTTTCCCATTCGACGTAACGATAGTTTCCCGATCCAAAATCGCGGAACGATTGCTCGGCGAGCTGATCGGCGGGTTTCCAGAAAAACGCCTTAACACGCGTGACGTCATCGTCCGAACCCATGAGCAAGGCCGACAGGTCGAGCGTGTTTGAAAGATCGAGCGCAAGATAGACCGCCTCTCCATCCGTAAACTCGGCGCGACCGGCGCACGCCATCCACTCACGACGGCTTATCAGGATCGCCGACGGCGAGATCCGTTGATTGAGCAAAAGGTTTCGCACCTTGGGCTCGTCGGCGGGCATTCGCTTGGCCTTGTCGATTGCCGACTCGAGGTCGGCATAATCGCGGAACACGCCGAGCGCCGGGTTCGCCTCTTTCCATTGCCGCTTGTCGTCGAGATCGCAGCCCTCGGCGGCCGCGAACAAATGGCACACGATGGTCGGGTCGACGCCCGCTTGTCCGTCGTCGATCAGTTGCGAAAGGATATGCTCGGGGTCGTTCGATTGCGTCGAGAGCACGATGAACAACGGCTCGGCGCACGCCCCGAAACTCGTGTCGAGCACGTCGTAGAGATCGCGGTTCTTGGCTTGCGCCAGCTCGTCGTAAATCACGAGGCTCGGCATATAGCCGTGCTTGGTCCCGGCCTCGGACGAGATCGCCCGGTAGATCGCGCCGAGCGAACGAACGAGCATCGTCTTTGTTGAGTTGATAATTTCGATCTTGCCGCGCAGCTCGGCGTCGGCCTCGACGATCTGGCGCGCGAACTTGAATATGATCGACGCCTGATCGCGGTCGTTGGCGGCCGAGTATATTTCGCCGTTCGGAATCGCCTCGGGCCCGATCAAATGCGCCAGCGCAATCGCCGCAATGAGCGCCGTCTTGCCGTTCTTGCGCGCCATGCTCAAGATCGCGCGACGCACAACGCGACGGCCGTCGGGCAGCGTCGGCTCGTAAATATCCTCGATAAAGTCGCGCTGCCATTTTTGCAGCACGAACGGCTTGCCCGCGCCGCGCCCACTCGGGACGATCAGCTTTTCGATAAAGCGGATTACCTTGGCGGCGCGCTCTTTGCCTTTCGCGGTGCGCCTAACCCGATAGGAGTTCGCCGAATTTGCTTTCGTCACCTGCACCCTCGGGCGGCGTGGTCAATTGCGAGCGCGCCGCTGGCGTGAACCCGAACGCGCTGCCGTAGCGCAGCATCGCGGCGGCGGCGTCGTGGATCGTACGGATCAACGGATTCTGCATGGGGTCGCCGTTTGCCTTGCGGACGATCAGCCGATTCATTTCCGAAAAATGCGCCGCGCTCCCGTTGAACGCCTCGACCGCCGTGCGCCAGACCGAATAGGCTTGGCAATACGCCGCCAGCGTTTGCGTATCGACGCGCGTCATCAAGCGCATGTAGCGCAGCTCGGGAACGATCCGATCCCATTCCTCACGCGCGTAGCCGGTGAGAGCGGCGGGCGCGTCCGTCGGCATGGGATCCCGGCGCGGCTGCGGTTCGTGTTTTTTAACCGCTGTTTTCGAGGGATTTCCGCGCAACAATTTGAGCACGGTCGGAACCGGCTGCGGGCCGCGTTTTCCCATCGTTTTCGGTCCTTTTTAGTTTCAAAAAAACCCTCGGGCGCAATAGTGCGTCTGGGGCGCGCGGTCGCGGAACTTTGCAGGTACTACTTTGCCATGCCCCCCCGGGCCTAGTTTGCGAGCGGGATCCCGCCTCGATCAGCGAGCGTTGGCCGGATGCTTAGGATCCGTAGGCCATCCATCCCCGTCGACGTCGGACGCATAGCCCCATAGCTCGGCCCTCCGCTTGGTGACGTCGTGGTGCGTGACGCAAAGCGATTGCAATGCACCGAACCAAAACGCCTTTTGGTTTCCATAGTGAGGCGTGACGTGATCGGCGATGCGTGCCGGTATGACCTGCCCGTCGCGTAAGCACATAGCGCAAAGAGGGTGCTCGCGGAGCTGTTGCCTTGCACGCTTGCGCCAACGTTGCGTCCCGTACCATCGCACACGCCTCGGATCAGGCTTGCGGTTCCATGCGTGCAGCGGATCGGTCGGCAAACCATCGTCGTCGACGCCACGCTTTGCGATGCCGGGGTCGTTGGCTTTCTCGCGCGCGATCCACTGATCGACGAGCGCGAAATGTTTTTCGGTAACGTGCTTGCGGTCGGGATCGTTGAGGATCCGTCGGCGCAGCTCGGCTCGCGCGGGACCGAGCAAGATCTGATCGTCGGGCTTAACGCCTAACGTTCGTCTCCACCATTGTCGCAGCGAGCGCGATGGTGCGCCGAGGATCACCCACGCGACACGTTCGGGTTTTTCTTGCGAGAGCGCAGCAAGGCGCGCGTTGCGGATTGATAAAAGTTTTTCGAGCGCGCTTGCAGGACGGTCGCGCCCGTAGCCGTGCTCGCGCGCGATCATATCGAGGTCGATCACGATATCCGAGGCCGCGGCGTTGTTTTTTACATACGTCGACTTGCCCGATGCGGGCGGGCCGCACACGAGCATGACGCGACAATTTGGCGGCGGCAAATTTGGCCGTGCCAGATCGCCGACGTCGCTCATGTCAACAGCAATTCCAAATGCCGCCGTAATAGACGCCAGCGGCAACCGCGCACACGATCACGACGAAAATGATTATCTGCGCCGTCGGTTTCATCGGCGCTCCGGCCTCACAATGTCGGGCGTCTGAAACGTATCGACCGGCACGCTATCGATGCTGGACGAGAAAGGGAAAGTGAG